GTCTTTCAGCAATCTTTGCCACGTTTATTTTGCCGCTATCGACGTAAGCAATGCCTACACTATCCGTCCCCCTATCTTCATTTTGTGACCCTAGAGCAATGATCCTATTGCCGCCCAGCTTGCCCACGCCCGCAAATAATCCGCACATTCATATCACCTCTCCATTTGAATTTTCCGCCGCCGTTTCCGCCCGTTGTGCATCGCATCTGAGGCAGTTTTCATATTCGCATAAATCGCCGTTGCGATGGGCCGACATTCGGCATAATCCGCAGTAACGCGATTCGCAGTTTCCATCTGCGTGGTCGCAGTCGCCGCACACATCATTTTCACGGTCTACGTCGTGCCAGCATAAGTCTTGGTCATCGTTTTGTGTTTCAATGGTCGCCTGATTGTCTGAGTAAAACCGCTTGCGGATACCCAGCGCGTCGCACTCTTTGGCTACCAATTCCGCTAGTGGTCTATCCCATTTTGAATAATCTACGCCTAGAGATTTTAGCCCATCATATACCCATTGTGGAACAGGTTCGCCGCGCTTTTCCAGCGGTTTAATCTCATCCTTAATCCGTGAGAGTAGATACTGCAATGACTGCACCGCGCTATCATGCGCAAGCGGGTTGTGCAACACGCGCCACGCCTGACGGCCCAGCTCCAAACTAAAAAGACTCCATGCCGCCAGATACTTCCATCGGTGAGTATTGCCTAGCAGCCGCACCTCTATAGTACGGATACCAGCGGGCCGGAACATTTCCACAATGTTCAACCAATTATAACGAGAGTCATTTGAGTATTTCGATGCGCTGAAGCGCATACCATTCAGAAGTACAATTTTCCGGCAATACTGATTTGATTGCCGCGCATCCGGCACCGCCGCGAACGCTTCCGCTTCAATCGCTTTTGCCAACGACTGCGCGATGATTGCCCAGCGTCGCATAACTGGTACTTTAATGCCCATCGGCGCGACATGCACATGGAATCCGCAGGACTTATCCGTATTCAATTCGGGCGCGTGCACGAGGTCTTTCAATAGGCCCAGCACATAAGTGACAGACTTTACCAGCGTAGGCATTACGACATATTCCATGCTATCACCATTCACCGAACCGTCACTATGTATCTGCACACCAGCCGGAGAGCGCACCGCGCCGTGATTTGCTTCCAGCTCCCAGCCCAGCGAAAACTTTACCTTTGGAATCTTCGGCGAATAAGTGTATGATCCCCTTGCATACGCATTGTGCCTTAACTCTTCGCGGCGGGGGTCTAAGACTGACAGAGAATTTGTAGGCATGTGTTAGATTCTCCCTTCCAGTTTATTTAATAGGGCTTGCGCCCGATTGTACACCGCGTCATTGCCCTCTAGTACTTCGGGCCATGTGTACGCCATGATCGCTAGATAGTCCTGCAAATGTGCCACTACCGCTCGCCGGACTTCCGACGGATAGAACACTGATTGATCCGGTACGTTTTGTATTTTTTCCATGTTTTAGTATACCCCCAATAGTCCAGAATTTCAATGGGCCGTTAGGCCCTATTTTATTTAATGCCCGTTTCCCTTCACAACGTCGTCAATGATATATTGGTCTACCTCTTCCGCGTCATCATACGGCAACCATGATTTAATATGCCGCGTCGTCGTCATGCTGTACCATTCATTTGTACGAAAAAATAGCTTTCCTTCCGCTGTCACGCATGAATAGGCAACGGGCGTTTGATAGCTGAACAGCACGCGCACATCATGCACGCCACATCCGTCTTTATCGTCTAGCCTTAACTCTGTTTTGTTCGTGCCTAATGGAATCAAGTGCATATTTCCCCCTTTTATATCGCTGGTGGTGGCAAGCAATCGGCATGACGTACCAGCTCACCTACTCGCACACGTTGCCAAGTGTTGCTATGCAAGTAGTCCACCGGACGAGCGCATATAAAGCAGCGTTGCGTCCACCGCTTGCCCTCTGACGTTAATGTAGGCTTGAGCATGTACGGATCAGTAACAGGTTCCATTATTTCCCCTCCGCTTTGGCGATGAGCTTGCGAATGTTCGCCGCTTCCGTTGCATATCCTCCCCGCTCGAACCATGCCGCATTAGCTTTTGCATCTGCTAACAGCTCCTCGTGTGAATTGACGGCGCGGATGACAGCGGCAATGGCTGGCTCATGGTAGCCGTGTTTTCTAAGTGCGGCAGCTACTCCTACTATCTCAATATCGCTGACGTTATACGGCGTCGGCGTGTAGGCGGGCTTGCTTACTCCATTACATCGGGGGTGTTTGCATCCGATGATATAAGTATCGCAAGGAATGACGTTTTTATTTTTCATTGTCTTAGGCTCCTTTTGTCAGCATATGGCTAAACTGCCAGCCGCAAGCGCGACACGTAAAATGCACTCTATACCCTAGAATACCCAGCACTTGCGCGTCATTGCCATCGCACATGGGGCATGATATCGCCTCGCCCTCATCCTGCATCCGTTGCGCTTCGTCTATCGTTAGTTTATTCATACTAGAGTATATCAGGAGTCATTCAAAATCACAAGGGCTGAAAATTTATCAATGCGAGAAATAGAGCAAACTAGCATCCGATAGGTCCAAAAGGCCCATACTCTCGTGTCATACATTCGCCGTTCATCACCCCTATATATGCAGGACCTCATTGGCTTATTCATTTGCCCACCATGCGTCATAGTCTGTGAACAGGAAGGCGCATGACACCATCCGGCGACGTGAGACACCGCCCAGATGAAAAATGAATCAATCAAATATATTACCTAACAGACTTGTACAGTCTGTACTCTTTACTTTGTCTTAAAAAACAATATAATTACTAGCGCGGAAACGTGCTAGACGCTAGGAACAACGTTACAAGCTAAAAACTAGCACGCTAGTGCATTACGTGCAAGCAAAGAAAAAACGTAGTGCATTAGTTACAGACGCAAAGCGCATAGAACAGAAAGAAATACTATTTCGTTACAAGTATGTCCAAATTCTGCCCAAACAATAAAACGTAATACTTGTAACATCGCCTAGATGTTGTTCGCGGTTCCGTTGACTTTAGTCAACTAGCCGTACCAAAGCAGTAATGCGCCCGCCCAGCGGCAACGCAAAGACTGAGTACATGGGAATGGATGCTTGCAGTTCCCCCCCATCCGTGCAATACGGTAAAAGCCTAAGGGGACGCTATTAAAAAGAAAGATACTACTTTTCTTTTATCTTTACTACATCTTATTCGATAGTCCTAGCATAGTAATTATGTTAGGGGACTATCAAAGCAGATGGACAAAGATTTTACAAGTGTTACGTCGGGTAAGCAGTCGGCTCCGAAGAGCCTTGACCGGAACGGTCAACTACTCCCTGCACTCTGAGTATAACAGGAGAATGGCAAAATTTCAATGGGCCGAAGGGCTCAATTTTATCGGGGGATACCGTGAGTATATGCTGTGAACTGGGTTGTACCGCTAACGGTAAGCTATGTCAATCGCTAGTGAATGGCGCGGGTGTGCCGCTTGCAAAGCTCCACCAGTCTACAGGCCGTCCTAAAGGTGCTAGGAACTTGCACGCAAAGCACCCGTCCTCTATCTCTCGTGCCTTCAAACGTGCTGGGCTTGACTGGCAAACAGACTTTGCTCTAGCCATTAAGACGAACAACCGGGCACGCATTAAACTATGGCTAAAGCTTTTGCCCTATCTCATCACGCAGACAAACAAGACGGTAAGAGTCAAACGCTGGAAGGGACGGGCAAGCAAGGCCGCTTTAATCGCGCTTGATGCGCTGGAAGGTAGGTAAATGGATCATAGACCGCTATGCGGCTGCGCCGATTGCCGCCAAAGTCTTGCCGATGAGCTTACACGATATGGGCTTATTGCCACGCCGGAACAGTATATGCTCATCATCGACACAGGCACGTTAGAGCCTATGCTATGACAGTCTGGAACGTTGGGGCTATTGTCTTAGGGCTGGGCTTGCTTTACGTTGCGCTGTACGGCACGATTGATCGGGGGGAATGAATGGCTGAAGATATCTCTATAATGCGGGCACTAGATCGCAATGGCTATATAGTCACGATGGTGTTTCGTGAGGTGGACAAGCGTACCATTGATGAGATCGTGCGTACTGTGCCAGAGCTGATAGCCGCTCAGTATGCCAAAGACCATATGCAGGACATCATGGAGCGTGTGAGCGTGAGTGAGATAACATCCTGCATTGCCGCCGCCGTTGCTCAGAAGATAGCAGAGGCGTATAAACCCAATGCTCTCTAAACTCTTTGCTTCCATCCGCTCGCTATTCAGCCGCCAGCCTATCAGGCTTGCCATTGTGCGTAGATATCAGGACGCGAACGGCAACTATGTAGGCGAGCTGTACATGGAGCAGGATATCAGCCGCAAGCATGACACGCTCACTGGCTATACGATGATAGGCGTATCGCTAGACACGCTTCCATTATCTGCGTATCTGTACGGTGACTTTAACTTTAAATCCTTTAGCTGGACGCTGGATACTCGTAATGACTTCCTTGCACCCATGATGTCCAACGTCGTGCGTGTCGGATCGCTTGACCCGCTGGCCAATGACAGTGTGCGCCAGATGATCGCAAGACTTCCACGAAGGAACATTGTGATGACGGTGCAGAACAAATTTATTGAGGACTTAAGACCTGCTGGCCCGCTTGCGTTCAACCTGCAGACAAAGACTCCCGAGCAGATCATACAGGAGTTTGATAAACCATGTTAGCTCACGACTACGTAGAGATGCCCAGTAAGGGCCGTGAGATTGGAGACAATCCGCATGAAACAATTATGCTCTTGCGTTGCGAATGGTGTTTCAAGACTCCGATGAAAGCGAGAGAGGACGGCTGTCCCATCCGTACATTGGAGACGATGGGGACAATACCGCTTGCAGAATACAATCCTGAAGGCGTAAAGTATTTCGAAGGCAGGAACTGTGTGACATGTGATAGGCCTATTATGGAACATGAACTACGCAGAGGGTCAAATCTATACTGGTGCTCTCCTACCCAGAATATATTCAGCGATGGTATCACTGATTGTATCTGGGATGTCGAAGGCGTGAAGGTGCCAGAAGAACCAAAGATCAAATTGCTCGGGGGGACGAGTGACACCCATAGCCCGTTATAAACGCGGGTTAGATAGGATCAATAAGCAAAGGGCCGCTCTCGAACTGAAGAGCAGACAACTTTATGCTTCTTGCTTTCCTCAGTTTATATTCTGCTGGCGGCATTTACGATCTGAAGGCGAGTATATTTGTTGTGACAGACCACTAAAAACTAAATCGGGGGAATCAAAATGAGCGAAACACCTAATGCAATACCAGTCGCGAGCAAAGAAGATCAGCTGAAGAGCATTGAACAGGTCCGTGAATTGTTTGGACGAGCGCATGACTATCTGGCACAGGCTACATATCCGGGGCACATGGGCATCAAGGTTGCGGAAGTGTTGAACTTCCTCAGCTTCCAGTTTGCTGACTTCAAGAACCGTGGCGAACAACTCGCGAAAGTTATTGAAGCAGAGAAAAAAGCTGCTGCCAGTGTGGTGGATGTTCCTGCCGCGCAGGCCGCGACAGCTGAAGCGTTGGCCCCAGAAGCACCGAAGGCCTAAGAGTGGACACCAACAGCCTATCGAATCTGCCGCCGAGTCATCCTCGGTGTGATTGTCATGAGTGTACGCAGGCTCGGGCAAGAGAACTGCAGCCGGGGATGCTTGGATATCTTCCATACGTTCCTGTCCCAGTGCCGATGTATTATGGCTGTTGGTGCGGAAAGAGCTATCCCCATACCTGTACGTGGTGCTAAGTGGCGACGGATGACGAGAAGGCCATAGTAGCCAGCTGGCAGGTAGGGCGGCTCTATGTGCATCTCAATCCGTCGCAGAAGAAAATATACGACGCGTATAAACTGAGCAAAGACAGGAACACGCGGTTTGTAGTAAATTGCAGCCGAAAGATTGGCAAAAGTGTGCTGGGTATGTTCATCGCCTCTGAGGTGTGCATACAAAAGGCCAATGCCCTTGTGGCATTCATCGCTCCTACGATAGATGACGTGCAGAAATATGCGCGACAACTGGTGGAAGTGGCGTTTGCAACATGCCCAGCAGAGCTGAGGCCAGTATTAAAGAAGACTGAACTCGTGTTTCCAAATGGATCACGAATATTATTCAGGGGTGTTGGTAAGGGACAGGGGAGTAGTTACAACAATCTACGGTCTTTCGCATTCGACTTGATCGTTCTGGATGAAGCTGGCTTCAGTTCTCACTTGGATGAGATCGTGGATGGCGCATTGATGTCCACGCTCTTGCCACGCAGTGGCAACATGCTCATGCTTTCAACGCCGCCTGTCACGCCGGACCATGCGTTCCCCGGATACTGCGAGGCCGCTAAACTCGATGGAGCATATGTCGAGCTTACGATCCGCGATAGCCATTATCCTACTGAAGTGCAGGACAAGTTCATCAAAGAACTTGGCGGCATCATGTCCCACAAAGTGCAGCGGGAATACTTCTGCAAGTTTATTGTGGATAAAGACCTGCAACTGTGTCCAGAATGGGAACTGAAGTATGAACAGGATGTGCCTCTGGATGAGGGCTTTAAGTGGTTCTTCAAGTATGAGTTCATGGATCAGGGATGGACAGACAAATCTGTGTGTCTCTTTGGGTATGTGCGACACCAGAAGAAGAAACAATCTCAGATAGTCTTCATGGATGAGATATCCATGCAGGCCCCAGAACAGACAACTGATTTGTTGGCGCAGCGGATAAAAGAAAAAGAGCAAGAAGTCTTTGAAACATACGAAGTAAAGCGGCGGATTGCAGACAATAATACTCCATCGCTTCTGCAGGACTTCGTGTTACGCCATCAGCTTTACTTCTATCCTGTGGAGAGTAAAACCTATTTAGATGTGATG